TTCGTAACTGTGTTAATATGTTCGGTAGTTATAATGTTGGTATGGTAGCAACCAATCATACCTATGCTAGTCAGGATATGTTTGACCCGGATGACAAGATCAGTGGTGGTCAAGGTTTTATCTACGCAAGTTCGATTGTTGTTGCTATGAAAAGACTCAAACTCAAAGAGGACGAGGACGGTAACAAAGTCACCGATGTGCTAGGTATTCGTGCTGCCTGTAAGATAATGAAAACACGTTACGCAAAACCATTTGAAAGTGTGCAGGTAAAGATTCCGTATTCTACAGGAATGGCGCCAACAAGTGGTCTAGTTGACATGTTTGAGAAGATGAATGTATTATCTAAGGTAGGTAACAAACTTGCCTACACAGATAAAGACAGCGGCGAGATTATTGCCGAGTTTCGAAAGAACTGGACCGAAGATAAACTCATGCTAATTATGAAGCAATGGGATGGATCAGCTGTTCCGTCTCTTACAACTGAAGAACCTGTCACTACAGAGGAAGAATAATGGAAGAAGACCTAATCATCGAAATTTGGGATGTTTTTAAAGAATACATTTCTGATAAAAACAAAGAAACTGCGGCAAATCATTTTGTTGATATGTTGATCGGTAAGGATGTTGATGAAGAAGTACTAAAAGGTATTCTTGGTTACGACTCTTACCTTGATGATGCTATCAATCTAGCACTTGAGGACGAGTTTTCCGAAGAAGAGGACGAATCCTACGACGAAGATGGATGGAACTACGACGAAGACGAGGAGTAATCCATGTCCTGGTATGCTAAAGTCTCAAAAGACATAGCACACCTTCCTGGTTGTTTAGATCACTTTTACACCGAGCTAGATCAAGCAAGGTACGAAGTCAAAATCCACGGTAACGTGGAGAAGGCTTCTGCCTTGCTTCCTGGTATTGTAGAATATAGATTTAACCAACTTCAGGAAATTGAAGCTATTCTTGAATATTTGAACATCGAACTACGCAGAATTAAATCTAAAGCCTTCAAAAAGTATTTAGAAAACTATCAACGGGCTCTGAGTAGTCGAGATTGTGAAAAATACGTTGAAGGTGAAGCAGATGTAGTTGATATGGAAAAAATTATCAACGAATTTGCCATGCTACGTAACCAATGGTTAGGAATAATCAAAGGATTGGATATTAAACAGTGGCAATTGAGCAATATCATTAAATTGAGAACCGCAGGTCTTGAAGATATTTCAATTTGAGTGTAAAATATTATTATGTACATTGAAGATCTACTTTCCGACCTGGTTTCTTGCGGCATGGTCCTGAATTCCTATGATAGAAATTTGGTATGTAGCTTTTATGACCAAATTTCTAGGGGTAATGGCCTGACTGAAAAGCAAAGTGTTCTAGCTATACGTATTGTAAAACGCTACAGCCCTGTCTTAGGCAGTTCTCTGCAGAAAAATATCGAACCTTTCCTACAAAATCCCCAGTTTAGACTTCCCATAAGAAAAATCAGCAATGAAAAACGCCTCAGTATCGTGGACCATCGAACATATGGTCGTGTGATTAGGGCCGTTTTTCCCTACAATGAAAAAATTGTCGAAACTATTCGTAAAAATCGAGACAACCTAGGAATGTCGCAGTGGGACAAGGAAGACAAGTGCTGGTATTTTGGTCTAAACGAAACTGCTATCCAGTTTTTATCTAACCTTGACACGTTTGAAGTAGATGATCTCTTGAATATCTTTCAAAAGCAAATTGCTGAGATACATGCAGATATTGAAAAATACGTACCGATGCTAATTATTGAAAATTCTATTCCAAAACTTAAAAATTGCGACAAAAACATGCCAGCTTTGACATCAAACGACCTCATTTCGGCAATTTTTGAAGCCAGAAAAAAAGGCGTGTGTGCATGGGACGATTCTGTTGCAAAATTTATCGATAGTGAAGAGCTAAGTTCTACTACAAGATCTTTTCTAAAAACTGATCCCGGCGAAAAATTCGGCATCAACAGCAGCACACAGCCGATTACTGATCTCGCTACTATCATTTTGAACTTATTACCAGTTTTAGTAATAATTCCCGGAGGCGACGAATTAGATAAAATGAAGTCGGCCACTGATTTTTTTAAAAACATTGGAATTAAAAATGAAGAAATGAGCGTTATGTTTAGACTACCGTCTAATACCCAGGCAATTTTCAACGAATTTGTAAAATTTAATGAACTGAACTCACCTATCACTGCAAACACTCGGGTTGTTTTTGTTAGTGGAAAAATTCCTAAGCCAATTTTTAAGAGTGGAATAAAATTCCATAGCGTTTTGAATCTAGGGTACAGTAATGTACACTATACTATGCAAGATTTCATTAAAAATCATGAAAATGGTATCGTGTATAGTAAAGAAAAGGATGTAAAAAATTTAAGATATGGCTTCGTGTAAAATTATTATAAAAGATGAAGTAAATGTTAAGATAGAAAATCTAGATCTTGACACACGCAAAGCCTTGGTTCGTAAATTCAAGTACGAAGACCCTACTGCTCGCTTTCGTCCGGCCTATAAATTAGGTCGTTGGGATGGTACTGTGAGCTTTTTTGGCCTTGGTGGTACAACCTACTTGTCAATGTTACCTCAAGTATTAGAATTTCTTGAAGCAAAAAATTACTATATTGAACTAGAGGATCATCGAAATACCACTGCCTTACATTTTGACCAAATTTCTGAGGATTTTTGGGGTGAAAAAACATGGCCAGAAGGACATAGATTTGAAGGAGAACTAATTAGACTTCGCGACGACCAAGTTGAAGTTATTAATAAATTTTTAGAAAATCCTCAGTGCATACAGGAAATTGCTACTGGATTTGGAAAAACTATTACTACCGCAACTTTGGCAAAAATCTGTGAAAAATATGGCAGAACAGTGACCATTGTACCTAACAAGAGTCTTGTTGAACAAACAGAAGAAGATTTTATTAATGTTGGACTTGATGTTGGAGTTTACTACGGCGACCGAAAAGATCTTAATAAAACACATACCATTTGCACTTGGCAAAGCCTAAACATACTAGACAAAAAATCAATGAATTTCGACGAAGAAAATGAGATACTAACTCTGGCAGAGTTGCTCGAAGGAGTTAATTGTGTTATAGTAGATGAAGTTCATATGGCCAAGGCCGATGTGTTAAAAAAACTGTTAACACATAACCTAGCCAATGCGCCGATACGCTGGGGGTTAACTGGCACCGTACCCAAGGCAGACCATGAATTTCAGAGTATTCGAGCCAGTCTAGGGGAAGTAGTACACCAGGTCAAGGCGCATGAACTCCAGGAGGCCGGAGTATTAAGTACTTGCCATGTACAGGTTATACAGACAGCTGAATGGAAAGAATTTAAAGGGTACAAAGAAGAACTAAAATTCTTAGTTTCAGACGAAGACCGTATGACCTATGTAGCAAATATGATACAAGGTATAGCTGAAACAGGAAACACTCTAGTATTAGTTGACCGAATTGAAAGTGGAAATTTTTTAACCGAACGCCTCGCCGATAGTGTATTCATATCAGGTAAGGTTAAGACTAAAGATAGAAAGGAAGAATACCGTGAAGTGGCAACTGCTGATAACAAGATTATTGTGGCGACTTATGGTGTGGCCGCTGTGGGTATTAATATTCCTCGGATTTTTAATCTGGTTCTTCTGGAACCCGGAAAGAGCTTTGTCCGCGTTATACAATCAATTGGGCGAGGCATTAGAAAAGCAGAAGACAAAGACTTTGTCCAGATCTGGGACATCACGGCATCTACAAAGTACGCGAAGCGGCATCTTACAGAGCGTAAGAAATTTTATAAAGAAGCCAAATATCCGTTTACGATTGAGAAAGTGAAATACCAATAATCAGGTGGCCCGTTTAGCATCCCAATATGCGCTACGAGACTCTGACATTTTCCTTTTAGTTTCTTCAGAAAATACTCTACCTTTTAATTTTTCTGAAACAACTCGTTTTTGTTCTTCTGTTTTAGCGGGCATTTTTTTTCCTATCTGTCTGGATGAAATCTTCCTTTTAGTTTCTTCAGAATGTTTATATCCTTTTCGAGATTCTAATATCTTATCAACTGTTGATTGGGCAACAACCTTTCCAGTATGTGCTTTAGATAGTTTTTGCTTCTGCTCTTCAGACATTGCTTTACCTTTATTTGGGCCGGCGTGTTTTTTACGTGCTTCTGACATTTTCTTACGGGTTTCTTTTGATACTACTTTGCCTTTATGTAGGTCTGATTTTGCTTGGGCAACTTGCGTCTTTATTGCCTGAAACATTTTAGAATTTATTTTATATCGAGTTCTCGCTGTAGAATGATCCATTGTAATCATAGACCATAATGCAAAACACATATTTCTTTTGTAGATACCAGTGACCATTTTTGGTAAAAGAAGATGACATATAAAATGTTCTCGAGCAGTCAACTTTACTAAATTAGCAGAGTCGTCAGTTCCACTTAGGCTTTTTGGAATAATATGGTGATTTTCTGTATAGATTTCTTTTGGCAAAATCCTTGACTTTGCTCTTTCAATAATGCTATTATAAACACTAGTGTACTTGTTTTGTAAATACATCGCTGATAGTTCCTTATAAACTGTTAGAGCCGGTGGATATTGCAAGTATCGCGACCGGCAACTGTATTTATAATAAAGGAGATATATTCTGCAAATATTAACACTAGAAAACCAAACCTTTTATCTAAACGATCTACCTGAGGAAATTGAAGACGATCTCAGGTTCGCCGTCTTGGATAATTCAGACAGCAACAATCCTGACCATTTTTTTATCCCCCTAATTTTCCTAGAAAGTTTTACGGGACCAGCAGTTGTCCTAAGAATAGGAACACATGAAGTGACTATGCCCCTAGATTGGTGTACCATAGTCGGCGATCCCGAAGGTCCGGAAATGGAGATACTACCATTAACCAGCCTCAATGACCGCGGCTTTAAAACATTCTGCTTCAATCCTATTAGCGGATTTAGACCGGAGTTTCTTGAGATCGATATCATTGATATCTATCAAGATGTTAAATGGTATTTTCCTAAAATGAAAACAGGCCAACTTCTCTGTACCCCACTACACGCCGGCGAAAAACCCCTGTGTGCCTATTTTGTAAAAGAAGTTAGTCGACAGAGTGAACTTGTGGATTTCACAAAATGTTGGTAACAGACAAATCAAGGTTAAAACCTGGAGTAACATATACATATGAAAATGTAAACGGAGTAGTCTACGCAAGAGAAGCCGGTGCCCCAACGTCCGAAAGGTTTGAAATAGGAAAAACTTACGATGCTTATAAACGAGAAGATATAAAACTTGCTAACAGCATACTATGGGCCGATATATTGAACGAATCTAAAAACAATCCCTGCTTGAAAGAAGCAGTAGAAAAGTGTAAAATGATATATTATCTGAGCAAAAACAATGACAACTAATTTTTATTCAACTACAGGATTTACTACACGAGAAGTTATGCGACTTGTCTCAAATGGTAACCTAATGGTAGGTACATCGTCTTCTCCAAGCTCTGTAGAATTATATAAGGAATGGCAAGAAATTCTTGAAATGGCAGAAACTAACCCTGCGATAAAATCGGCATTAGACAAATTACGAACAACCTACTATCTAAGCAAAGACAATGGCAACAGCAAAACTTGACATTAAAAGAGAACTCAATGCCGTGGATCGTAAAGTCTACGACTTCTATGATAAGTTATCTGACGAAGAAAGAAAAGCATTTAGCCCCTATGTCTTAATGAGATACGTTAGTAATGTTCAAGGTGACAGGGAAATACAAGAATGGTTTCTTGAAATGACCAACGAGCTCATTAACAAAAATCACTGGGACTTGAGTAAGAACCATAAGGCCTTATTATGGAAATTGTTTGCTGCCTGTGGTGCAGGTATTCCATGTTTTCACCCCTATCTTGCGGCAGGAAAAAAAGAAAAAGCTAACAAGATTGAAAAATTATTGGCCGAATTATATCCTGCACGGAAACTATCAGATATTAAATTACTAGCATCATTAATGACAGATCAGGACAAAGAAGAACTGTTTGATCAAATGGGTTTTGATAAAAAACAAAGGAAAGAATACGAGTGATTGACCTAGTAGCGCAACCCCATCGTTGTAATCATTGCGGTAAGAGTTTTATGCAGGAAAAAACTCTAGTTGCTCATATGTGTGAAAGAAAGCGGCGGGCCCTACAACGAGATGAAAAGCGTGTACAGGCAGGATACATGGCGTTTAATCGTTGGTGGCAACTGGCACAGGGCGCAACAAAACAAAAAACCTATGATGAATTCTGTGACACAGCCTACTATAACGCCTTTGTAAAATTTGGTAGTTTTGTTAACAATGTGAATCCTATCTATCCAGAAAAATTTATAGACTATGTTATAAAAAGTGGAGTCAAACTAGATCATTGGTGTAAGGACGAACTCTATGATCGATATCTTTTTGAAATGCTAAAAACTGAGCCTGTTGAAAGCGCAATACAAAGAACACTACAAACAATGATGGAATGGGGGGACGAGCACCAGGCAAACTTTAATCACTATTTTTTGTATGCAAGCCTAAACAAGGCTGTATACGATATTAGAAATGGAAACCTAAGCTCGTGGGTTATTTTAAATACGGTAACGGGCAAAGAGATGATTCAAAAAATGAACGATGAACAGTTAGACATAATTGCACCAGCATTTGATGTACCTTTCTGGGTTCGTAAATTTAGAGAAGTCCCTGCAGACGTTGCCCTTGTAAAAGAAATATGTCAGGAGGTTGGAATTGATTGATCAGAAAAAAATAGTCGAAGAATGGTGTAGACAACATAGTGTAAAAATTATTGACACTAATAAGCGAGCCTATGTTCACCCACCTCTAAATGTAAAATATTTTACAGATGCTCGTGACTACAATAAGGTAATCAGAGATGAGCTTGTTAGGTTTGAAACACAACCTCTTTACACTCTTGAAATAGCAGAAAGCGAATTGCACAAAATAGCTGAATTTGAATCGCAGGTATTTAATAATATGCGAGTCAATGGACACTATGGTCTTTTCGAACATCTAATGGAACAGAAAGAACGAGAAAAGTTTTTGAAAGATAATTATCCGGCTGTTAAAAAAGCCTATGAGCACTACAGCCTAATTCTTAAACTGGCAGAAAGTGGAGAAATATGAAAACACCCACGAACGGAAGTATCTGGAACTTAACCGACGGATTAAAATTTCGTGTTCTACATATCTATTACCTCGAAAGTTTTTTGCAAAGATTTAAGGAGCAGACCAAATGACTCGCCTGCAGGGGTTTGTTGAAAAAGGTTGGGGTAGTGAATTTATCTTTGCTACTAACGACAAATATTGTGGTAAACTTTTGAAGTTCAACAAAGATGCCAGGTTTAGTATGCACTTTCACGCAGAAAAAGACGAGACTTGGTTTGTTTTGTCGGGCAAATTCTTAGTTCGTTATATTGAAACAAAAGATGCATCAACAAAGGAAATTGAACTTAAAGCCAACGACGTGTGGCACAATCCTCCTCTATTTCCGCACCAAGTTATCTGTGTCGAGGAGGGTGTATTAATTGAGGTCAGTACACCTGATAGTGTCGAAGATAACTATCGGATAGGTAAGGGAGATAGTCAAAATTAAATCATTAGAAATTGATACTATGATCAATAGCCTTGCAAGAAAATAATTAGTAAAACCGAGAGATTTAGTATATGCTTGCCAGTTGGTCATGGTAGAAATATCACGCACCATATTGAAACACGTAGGTTCGACCCCTACCATTCAAGGACACCCGCGAGGGACTAACGGACACTTGTGACTGTTTAGGCAGTGTGTTTCAGTATGGTAAAAGCGTACATTTGGCAGATAAAGATATGACCTACAATATCAAACGGATATAAACGAATACATTCTTCCTAACAGCTCATGCACATAAATACCTCTTTACACATGTGATTGATGACTCTATAATATATACAAATGCAGCAACTTGCGTTATCATACAACATTGTGGAAATTATACAACGACTCTAGAAGAAATTAAAAATGCCAGATATTGATTTAGATTTTCCAGATAGAACAAAAATACTTGACTTGATCAAGCATGTTCCTGCGGCAATCGAAACAAATGGTATTTTTAAAAAACATAATACCGGTGTATATTGTACTTCTATTCCAGTTAATCCACTAACTGGCACAGCAAGCATAGACTATAAAGAAGCTGAAGAACGTAACTATTTTAAAATTGACTTCTTAAATGTCAGTATATATAACGGCATAAAAGATGAAGCGCACCTCATTCAATTAATGGAGACTGAACCACTATGGGATCTACTACAGAACGACAGTTTCACGAATTTATTGTTTCACATAAGCGGATATGGAGACTTGCTACGGAAGCAGAAGCCGAGGAGTATAGAAGATCTGGCCGTGTGCCTGGCCTTAATCCGCCCCGGGAAGCGGCACCTACAAGATGGGACGAAGAAAAGTATTATGGATTCGATATGGGAGAAGCCGACTAACGGTGAATACCATTTTAAGAAGAGCCATGCCCATAGTTATGCAGTCGCTATTGTGGTACATATGAACCTGATCTGTGAGCAGATTAGCTACGGATACTCCTAGGATTTCGGACTAGTTGTATCAGTTTGCGTTTGATGCGTTTCTCTGCAATCTCGCTTAGATTGACCGTAGGGCCAAAAATAAGCTCTACATCCTTGCTATTAAATGTCTTAATAGCGTATCTGAACAACTGCATTTCTTTTTTCAAAAAGATATTGATGGGGATTTTTCTGTTACTTTCCCACCACCAAACATCTCCCATTTCTAGAAATACCTTCTTTTCGTCCTCATTCCGTAGAGTTGTTATGTCATATATGCTGGTAACGAAATTATCTAGGTTGATAATAATTCCTACATATTCGACCTCATTGCTCTTTATGCAGGATATGAACGGGTAATTGTCTTGGAACACACTAGGTGAAATCATTATAAAATAAATACTTGATGATGCAAAGTTTACCAATCTATTTATATCCCAACGCACTCGATATTATATTAGATTTGGACCCCATAGTAAAAGGAGCCAATCGAGTTATGTACCAACGCGACCTAAAAATACAAAAAGGTATAAAGAACAAAGTTCGTATTCAATTCAAAAACAGCGATCAAAAACGTATACCAATTAGTGAAGATGATGTGTTTGTATTCAGCTTGTTTGATGCTACCAATCAAAGACTACTCTTAGAAAAACAGTTAACGGTGTTAGATGACGGTTCAACATTTGCTACTAGAGGACTAGCAGAGCTAACATTCAACGAAAGCGATACAATGGACCTCGACGTTAGCGACTACCAGTTTAGTGTTAAAAAATTAGACACCGACGGTACTTACCTACCCGCTTATAGCAATACATACTATGGAGTTGCCGGATTTTTAAAACTATCGCAAGATGTGTATCCTGTACTTCAACCCAGCCAAGAAGTAGTTGCTTTTGAAAAGGTCTACGATGACGACCTACACAAATATATTCACAGAAGCGGCAACATCTACGCCTATCCAGAGTATAACAGCAACACAGCCCTGCACACCGCAGCAGCCTACATGACCAATTTTAAAGGTCGCTTGTTAGTTGAGGGCACCTTGTACAACAGCCCGGCTAGCTTTAACCGATACGTAACTATTGCCGACCAAACTTACAATGGTTTTACCGGAATAGATTACTTTAACTTCAACGGTATCTTCAGCTATGTTCGGTTTACCTTTATACCAGATACTGCTCCAGCAGAAAGTAATAATGACAATCCTGCTTACTACGGAAATTTTGACAAAGTACTTTATAGATGCTAAAATAAAGTGTGAACGAAATACAGTCTACACTTTTGGCTCTACTACCGCAGGGTCGTAAAATCACCACCGGGGGATGGGAAAGCTTCAACGCTGTCTGCTGCCACCATAGAGGTGAAAAAGCCGATCGACGCAGGCGCGGTGGTATAAAGATTGACGGTGAAGCATGGACCTATCACTGTTTCAATTGCAGTTATAAGGCAGGCTGGTCACCGGGTAAGCTTCTAAGCGGCAACACAAAGATGCTGTTTAAATGGCTAGGGCTAGGCGACAACGACATAGGTAAGCTAGGCATAGTTGCTCTTAAGTATCAAGAGAGCATGCCACAAGAAAGCAAGGCATTCAACTTTACATTAAAAGAGATACCTTTACCAGATAATTCGTTATCCATAGTCGATTGGTTAAACACAGGCAGTGACGATCCTGATCTAATAGCCGTAGTTGAGTACCTACTGTCAAGGGGAATGGAATGGGAATGGTACAACTGGCACTGGAGCTCGGCACCTGGTTATCGAGATAGATTGCTGATACCTTTTTACCAAGATGGAAAGATAGTAGGGTATACTGGACGCAAGGTCACAGAAGGTAAACCTAAGTATCTTACAGACAGCCAAAGTGGTTATGTGTTTAACCTAGATCGTCAGACTCGTGATAGGGCATACGTCATAGTCGTAGAAGGACAATTTGATGCCATAGCTGTAGATGGTGTAGCCATTATGACCAACGAGCCAAACGACACTCAAGTTGCACGAATCAATGCACTAGGACGAGAAGTTATATGCGTACCTGATCGAGATCGACCGGGCAGTAAGATGTTAAAGCACGCCATAAAGAATGAATGGTCTGTGAGCCTGCCACCCTGGGGCGACGACCTTAAAGACGTGGCCGATGCTGTAAAGAAATACGGTAGACTCTATGTGCTAGCCACAATCTTACACTACAGAGTCTCGGGCGAGATAAAAATAAATCTAATAAAGAAAAAACTAGAGAATTTAGATGAATAAACCAAATTACAATTATGATATGCAGAAACTGTATATCGAAATGTTTCTCAGCGATGCAGTAACCTTTGCTCGCTGTCAAAACATTTTTGATCCAGAGAACTTTGATCAGCGTCTCAGGGCTTCTGCAGAATTTATCACAAAATATGTAGATGAATACAAGATCATGCCCGAAACGCAGATCGTGAACGCGGCTACTGGAATAGATTTTCAACCAGTAAAGCTACCTGAAGAAAACTATAACTGGCTCATGGATGAATTTGAAACATTCAGTCGACACAAAGGTCTAGAACGTGCAATTATCAAGAGCAGTGATCTGCTTGAAGATGGTAACTATAATCCTGTGGAAAAACTGATCAAGGACGCTATACAGATTAGTTTGAACAAGGACATGGGCACAAACTACTTTGAAGATCCAAGGGGTCGACTGGAAAGATTGAAAAGTAGCAACGGACAAATCAGTACCGGATGGCCCAGCGTTGACAAGAAACTCTACGGTGGATTTAATCGCGGAGAACTTAATATCTTTGCAGCAGCATCGGGTGGCGGTAAGAGTTTGTTCTTGGCTAATCTAGGCATTAATTGGGCTTTGACAGGACTGAATGTAATCTATCTAACATTCGAACTTAGTGAAAACCTAGTCAGTATGCGCTTAGACAGTATGATGACTGGAATCCCAACTAGAGAGATTTTTAAGAACATCGACGATGTTGAACTCAAAGTTAAGATGTTAGAAAAGAAGAGCGGGCACCTACAGATCAAGTATATGCCCTCAGGAAAAAATTGCAACGATATTCGCGCATATCTTAAAGAATACCAGGTCAAAACCGGCATGAAACCAGACGTTTTATTGATAGATTACCTGGATTTAATGATGCCGTTAAGTGTGAAAGTATCGCCCAGCGATCTGTTTATTAAAGACAAATATGTGTCGGAAGAGATTCGAAATCTAGCAATGGAGACACAATGTATTACTGTAACAGCCAGTCAGTTGAATCGTTCGGCGGTTGAAGAAATCGAGTTTGACCACAGCCATATCAGTGGCGGGCTGAGTAAGATCATGACCGCAGATAATGTTATTGGTATCTTTACCAGCCGTGCCATGAAAGAACGTGGACGTTATCAAATACAGTTTATGAAGACACGTAGTAGCAGTGGTGTTGGACAAAAAGTAGATCTAGAGTTTAATTTGGACACATTAAGAATTACAGATCTAGGTGACGAGGGAGATGCACAGCCCAGCCTCAATCAGGGAGGCGGGCGGCCACAGGGACCGGGTGGTGGAATCTATAGCAGTCTAAAACGTACCAGTACTGTGAGTACAACCACTGATCCGGAAACTGGAGAAATCATAGAAGTTGATCCTAAACAGGGATCCAGTATAAAGAGTCTGCCAGCTAAGCCTAGCAATGGTGCTCTGATTAGAACTATGATCAGTAATCTTAACCCGGAACGGGATTAAAACCAAGCACTGACCTGATACTTGGCGGCTTTGTCTAGGCAATCACGCCATTGATCAGGTCCTTCTCCGTTGAACACGCTTTCTAATGTTGCAGGGGTAACTTCCCACTTGTGAGTTTCTTCTCGATCTTTGGGATCTAGCATACGATCAAGACGTCCATCTTCCCAGAGCCAATAACCCGCACAGGCTCTAAAGAATTTAGGACCTTCACCAAGGCTGATAGCAGCCAACACACTGACATCATTGGTCACACAGATTTCATCACTGAGTTTGGCAGTGGTCATGCCCTTCCAATCCGTGCTATGAACTACATGTATCTTATTTGTAGCAATATTACCACCGTACCA